GTGACCGTGTGGCTGCCAGTGGTCGAATTGGTCACAAGGTACGTGCGGCCGATGGCGGGAAAGATCACGTTCACATTGGCGGTCAGCGCGCCCGTGAACTTGATCCAGTTGACCTGCGTCTGGGTCGTGGTCAGCGTGACATCGGTACTCGACAGACTGATGGTCTGGACGTTCCCCAGCACGTTGTCGAGGATGGTGAAGTCGTTGGCATTGAGGAGATTGCCCCAGGTGCCGGAATTCTCGCCCGTCGCTTGAAGCTCAAGGTGTGTGTTGGTGGTGTAGGCGGACGCCATTGAGCGCTCCCCAAAAGAAAAAGGCCCGCCAAGCGAGCCCGTCGTCAGGATGTGATGGTGTGCAAAATCCCGGTTTGTTCCTAGTGACGGTCACTCAGTCACGTGCTTTCCTCAGCGTCGGGGGAGGATCGGGAACCTGTCGGATTCGGTTCGGCTAGCTTTAACGTGTATCGTGCATATTGTCGGCGGCGCTGCGCTGTTTCTCGCGCTCGCTGCGGCGGCCTTTGGCCTGTGGGAGTTCACCGAATGGATGAGGGAACTCGGTGCGCCATATTGGCTTCTGGTCATATGCGATCTGATCGCCTATTTGTTGTGTGGCGTCGACGTGACGTGTGCCGCGTTCTTTATCGCAGTTGAGGGCTTCATTTTTCTACGCGCCGTCTGGAAGATGCTGAAACAGGAGCTGGACGATGAGTGAGGTCAAGACTGACAAAAGCGAACTAATCACCGCTCTGAAAACCGACGTCCGCGATACCGTTGATCTCTATTTTGCGCCGGTGAAGGCAGTCGTTCGAGAATTCCGGAACGCCATCAGAAGCGCCCCACATTCCGGGGGGACCAAAGAGCGCTCGCGAGGCGACCGCCCTGCTCGCGGAGATAACGGGCACCACAGCCCGGCCAAGTAACTCACTTAGCCGACCATGCTGCCGTTACCGCCGCCGGAGGCCCCGAGGCCACCCCAGCCGCTTTCGTCGTTATAGCCGCCGACCTGCGTCGACCCGTTGGACTGCAGCCCGTCATTGGACGATGTGGGCCCGAGGATGCCCGCGAAGCCGCCGGGATTGGTCAGCAGCCCGAACAGCCCTGTCGGGCGCTGGACCGCCGTCCGAGCCTTGGCCAGTTGCGGCGACATGGTTTGAGGCACGGGGGCAACCTGCGGAGGAACAGCCGGTTTCGGCGCGAGGGGAACGGCAGGAAGTGATGGCGCCGCGTTCCCGAGCACGAACTGGCCGGTGCTGGCGTCCCAATGCACGCCGCTGCCGAGAGAAATGGGCTGCGGAGCCGGAGGTGCATTCCTGACCGAGGTCAACGTCGGGATATCGACGCCCGGCGGAACCGCCAGGCCGCCCATGGTCGGCGTCATATCGATGCCGGTGATCGAGGCAGAGGAAGCCGGCGAATGTCCGGCGATCGACATTGAAGGCATCATGCCGGGAATGGAGCTGGTGCCAAGGCCTGGTGTCCCCGGGAGGATGCCGCGGCTGTCCCCCGCCATGGCAATTAGGTCCGCGCCGGGCCCGACCAAGGATGGGGTATAGGATGAACCCGGCATGCCGATATCGAGGGTATCGGCCGCCGGCATTGCATTGGGGCTGGAGAAAATCGACGTGTCGGGCCGTTCGCGCGGATACGGCACATCCAGGGCCGTCGCCACGCCCTGCGCCTCGGGCCTGCCCTGCTGGGCCATCAGTTGCTCATGCACGGACTGGCTTGGGGGCTTGACGTACTGCGAGCCGGTCATGCCCTCATACCGCTCCGACCAAGGCTGCGCAGTGGCGCTGAGATAGATGCCGGCCAATTGCAGCGGTGACAGGTGGGAAATGGTGTTGGTCGCGACCGACTGCGCCGCCTGCGGAATCTGAGCCGCAGCATTGCCGAGCGTGGTCCTGGCGCCATTCACCAGGTTGCCGGCTCCGGCGATGAGGCCACCGAAGAAATTACCGCTGGGTTGCGGAGTTGCTGGCGCACCAAGCCCTGCAAAATGCGTGAGGTCGCCAAACGAAGTGGGGCGGCCGATGCTGTCCGCACTGTGGTTCGGTGCCAGCGCGCTTTCCGGGACAGTGGCCGTCAGCGGAGCGGCAGTTGGCTGCGCCACCGCGTCGATGGCATCAAGAACGCCAGGTTGATTAGGCTGCGCGTCATAGCCGAGCAGCGATGTGTCTATAGGTTCCATGGGCTGGGCGTTGTTGGCAACGATGCGATCCGCCCGATTGGTCCACAAACCCCCGAACTGGCCGGCTGACATGCTCGGGTTGCCGCCATTCTGGACAATGGCCGCCTGTGCTCGCGACGGACTCCCATAGAGAGGCGTCAGGGCGGCAACCGCGCTTTCATCCGGATGCGTAAGGAGGGCAATTGCACCGCCCGCCCCCTGCTGATGTGCAAGGTACAGTTCCCCAGCAGTCGGATCGCGGCCAAGTGCGCGGGTAAGCGCGCTCTGGTTGTCTCGCATCAAATGCGCCGCCGCATCAGCCGAGGCGGCTGCATTGTAGGGATTGCTCAACCCATACTGTGCGGCGGTGCTCGGCATGAACTGGAACAACCCAGCCGCACCGGAGGCGGGGTTGAGGGCCAGCGGATTGTTGGCGCTCTCGATCTGCGCAACCGCTCTCAACGCATCCACGGGCACGCCATAGGTGGCGGCGGCTTGTTCAATGATGCTGTCGATGCTGGGCGATCCACCCCGCGCATAGCCGCGCACCGAACCGCCGGCCGCAAAACCTTGGCGTTGCTGCGACAATTGCGGGGCCAACATGCTGGATTTGGCCAAAGCACGCGCAAGCCGGGTGCCGAGAGAAGTGTTCGCCCGCACCTTCCCCTTGGCGAGGAGGGCCAATCCCACATCGGGATTGCGCATGGCCTCGACCAGAAGTTGGTCCATATTGCGGATGCCGGCGGAGCGCAGGGCATTGAAGGCGAGAGAGCCAAGCCCACTGGCTGCAGTCCAGAACGGGCCAAGACCGGTCATGTAGGCGGCGCCGGCGAGCCCCAAGGGCAGCTTCTTGCCCTCACTGGCACGCAGCAGCGTCTCGAGGATGTTGCGGCTGTCCTGCGCCGTGGCGCTCGACCCGTTGGGAAGGCGAGCAACGCTGTTGGACTTCTGGATGCGCTGGAGATCGTTGGCAATCCCCTCCATCACCTTCACCTGGTCCGGGTCGAAGATGAGGTTAAGGGCGCCCTTGTTGCGCTTGACGAAGGTCTGGAACACGGCCGGCTTCAGCATCTGGTTGCCGGTCGCGCCTTCGGCATTGGACTTGAGGCGCTGTTCCATGAACTCCAGCACGGCGCGCTGGATACCACCGACCGCGGCGGGATCGCTCTTGGCCTCGGCCATGAGATTGCGGACGCGGGCAACGGTGTCCTTCTTGCCGAACAAATTGCCGATGGTATTCACCACGTCACCCGGGTCGGCCTTCATCACCTTGCCGGCTTCCGACTTTTGGAAGGCCTCCATTTCCTCGCGACGCAACGAGGCGAGGCTCTGCATGTATTCGGAGGCGTTGGCCGCACTGTCCATGCGGGCGGCAAGATCAGGAACCGCCTGCAGTGCCTCGGCGTGGTTGGCCTTCCAGGTGGCGAACTTCTTGGGATCGACGGTGCCATCCGGGGAAGTGGCCTTGGCTTTGAGCGAGCCAACAGCAGCGGCCTTGATGGCTTCCACGGCCTCTGGGCTGTTGTCGGTGCCTTCGAGGACGGAGCGAACGGTAGCAGCACCTTCCGGGCCCGGACGCCAGATGCTGGAGGCGACCTGTTCCGGTGGCACTTCGTAGGGATAGGTCGGGCCCGGACGCTTGATGAAGCGCATCAGTGGCGCGAGCTTGGCCTTGGAGGCTTTGGTGAAGTCCGATGCTGCCCTTAGGGCGTCTGCGGCTTGCTGATCAACCATTGGCGGTTGCGAGGAGGCCGCAGCTTTGCGCCGCTGCAATTCCTGCGAAATTGTCTCGGTTCGGCGTTCTCGTACGTCAGAGACGATCTGCCGCATCCGATCATCAATAGTTTCGCGCTGCGACATTAGGCGCCGGGCTTCATCGGCGGAGATCGGAGGCTTCGACTGGTCGCCGGTCGCCATTCCCTGATTGATGCGATCGGTCAGGGCCTGACGCTGCTTTGAAAGTGCGGCGTACTCTGGGTCGGCCGCAAGATCATCCTGTAGGGACGTCTTCAGGATTGGCTCGGCGGCCTGTGGATTAGTGACGGGTCCGCTTCCAGCATTTGACGACACTCCCGCACCGCCCGGAGCTGCATAAGGTCCGCCTGATCCTTGGCGTTCTGCTCCAGCAGGGCCAGCAGCGCCGGCCAGTCCTCTCGTGGGCGTGGAGACAGAATCTCCAAGACCAACCGTCCCAGTCTGTGCTTGTCGTCCGGCATACCATCCCTCGACCTGCCGCTGCATATTTGCAGCCAAGGTCTCGTCGGGTGCCAATGCCCCAGAGGCAACCGCCTGTTGTTCCTGCTGTGCTTTCCCAGCAATGCTATCCGATATAGCGTCCTCGACCGCGCCCCGCAATTGGGCGAGCCGGCCATAGGCCTGAGAATTTGGATTTAGTGGTGACTGCATGGCCCGCATCTCGGCCGAAATCCGGCTGCGGAAGTCCTGCAGTTCCCCGAACGGCATTGTGGCGCCAAGTTCATTGATGCGCGAGACGATGCTCTGCTCGGCCGGGGTGACGGTATCCTGCATCACGGGCGTCAGGTTGCTATAGGTGCTGGCCGATGCGCGCTTGAGCGGCCCAGAGATTGCCGTGGTGTCCTTGGGCACGGCTGACCACAAGGCGTCTTCTTGGGCCGCATTGGCATCGACCGCCTTCTGCATGGCCGTCTGCGCCTGCGTGCCGGTCTCGGTGGCATTGGGCGAGCCGAGGTCGGTGGCCTGCGCATGGGCGTGCTGCTGGGCGGCGTCGAGCGCCTGCTGGGTCTGGCTGTCGAGGTCCTGCAGCCGGGCGCGGAAGAATTCCCCCAGATCGGTCGGCGACAGGGAATCGACCGGGGGCAGACCCTCCATCGAATTCAGCAGGGCATCGTTCTGCTCGGCGCGGCGCATGATGAAGGGATCGGGATTGTTGGTCGCGACCTTGCGCTCCAGCGAATAGAGGCCGAGGTCGTTGGTCGCCTGTGCCGTGGTGAGAGGAACGCCAGTCTCCCCGGTCGGAGTGGCCCCAGCGAGCGCCGCATCGCGATCGGTGGCGGCGTTGGCGATGTTCCGGGCAACCGCGGCTTCCTGCAAGGCGGATGGGCGCAAGGTATTCCCAGCCTCGTCCGTCAAAACAGTTGAACCGCGATTGAAGGGAACGAAAGATGGGATAGCAGGGCCCACGGTGGAACCTAGCTTTCGCGCGCCAATGCCTGCCAGTTCGGCGGCCCCCTCCCCGGCCGCACCGCCGGCGACGGCCCCCACCATACTGGCCAACGGCTTGAGATTGTCGGGCGCGACCTCTGCCGCGGTCTGTCCAATGCCACCACTGGCTATGCCGGTCCCCGCGGCCCGGATCATGTTGGGGATGCTGAGTACACGCTCGGCGCCCAATTCTGGCACCAGCATGGTGACTGCCCCCTCGCCGGCCATGCGGCCAATACGCTCCTGTGGATTTTGTGGAACTGGGAGATAATCGTCGGGGTTGACGTGCGCAGCCGACAGCCCGCGCGAGATGATGTCACCGGAAACCGGAACATACGGGTTTGCTGGGGGGGCGGGCTGCTTGTTCAGACCAAGATCGCGGCCCAACTGGGAGAACATGCTCTCCCCAGTGTCGGGGTTGCGGAACAGCAATGAGTCCGCCGTTCCCTTCTCCAGCGTGCTGGATAGCCCTTCCGCCATGTGTGGGATGCCACTGATAAGGCCATAGCCGATTTGCGCCCCCGCACCACCAACGGTGGGGGCATCCGCCGGTATGGTCGAGATCGTGGGGGTGAAGTCCACGGCGCTGTCCGGCGGTGCGAACGGAGCATCGGCCGCACCCGAAGCGGGGAGGTCGACCGGGGTGTCTGGAGGAACGAAGCTGACCATTACCGCCCCTTGATGTAGACTTTGCCGTTGGACGAGTAATAGGTCCCGTCTGGCAGCGCGTCGTACTGCTTCTTGGTCGTCACGGCGTCTGGAAGCTGGCCGCCGAGAATTTTGCCGAATTCGATGTATTTGACCGGCGGGTTCGCCGCATCGAAGGCTTCTGGAGCGCCCGTCATGTCGCCGCGATGGCTCGCCTGCCAACTGGCCAGGTACTGCGCCCGGTCGAGCGAACGCTTGTTGATGGCCTCGAGATTGCCAACGATGGTGCGAATGCCCTGCTTGGTGTTTTCCCCGCTCGGGGAAGCCTGTGCGGCAGTGGCAATCGTGGCAACGGCCGGATCGGCATTGACGCCATTGGCCACATTGAACTGGAGGGTACGGGCCGCCTTCAGGATGTCCTCGGCCGTGCCCATCTGGTCCTCGGTCACGAAGGGCTTGAACCCGAACATCTGGGCCGCAGTATTGAGGCCCTTCATGATGCCGAGGCGATCCTCGAAGCCATGGCCCTGCGTGAGAGGGCCAGAGTCCGGCAGGGCATCCGAAAGGCTCCGCAACTGCTCAAGCTGGACGTTGGCGCTCTGGGCAGTCGTCGCCTGCTGACGGGCGGAGTCGATGATCGGCTTGCCCTCGCCCAACAGTTGGGTGTAGCCCGCATCGGTCATCATCATTGGGTTGATCGGAGCGTTGTCGGGAGCCTGCGTGACGAAGCCGTGCTCGTCCATTCCGGCCGGCGGCGCGGGGGTGGATGGCTTAACGGCACTCGCCGAGGCCCCCGTGGTAGAGGCCGGAACGGTCGATGGTGTGGGCGTGGAACCCGGCGCCTGTACGCCGCCATAGATCGTAGGCGCGGGCTGGTTTGGCTGCCCGGAAACGTTGTAGGGGAGGACATTCGCCCCAGCCATCGGGTTGAGCTTGTCCAAGAGCACGGGGCCATACGGGCTGAACACAACCTGCCAGCGCTCGGTCCCTGCCGCGACATTGAGTCGGTTGGCCTGGGCGTAGAGCTCCGCCAGTTGGCCGGCAGTCTGCTGGGCGTTGAGGTAGAGCCTCTGTGCCGCCTGCTGGGTGCGCTGACCCTCCAGTCCGAGATTGCCCTGCTCAAGACCGATCTGGGACTGAGCCAAGGCGTTTTCGCGATTGAGCGCCTGCTTGTCCATCCAGGTCTTGAGCCCGGCCTGCGCCCCCTTGCCGATGTTGGTGAGGGCATTCGGGCTGGTGCTGCCCATGATCCCCAACCCAGCCGACAGAAGCGCCATGCGGGTATCGGGCGAAAGGTTCAGGCCCTTCCCCGCCTTGACCGAGTTGATCACGTCACCAAGGTTGGTGGCATAGCCCGCATTGGAATCCGGAATGCCATAGCCGATGGGAGCATTGACGCCGCTGATCGCCGGAGCCTGGATACGGGCCGTGCCCATGTTGTCGACCACACTGCCCTGCGTCGGCGGGATCATCGCAGCGGACGGGGGCGCGAGGCCGCGCGGGGCGCTATCTGTAACGACCGGATCGGCCACCGGGTCGGGCGGGACGAACGCCACGTCGTCAGGCCGTGCCGTCGGAGTGGTCGACACATCATCGATGGTGGGGCTCGGCGCCGCATCGGAATAAAGCGCGCTGCCTGAGAAGAAATCCGGATAGGGGCTTTCGATCATGCCACCCGGCGCATAGGCTCTCCGCGCTACTGCGCCGCCGCTGCCAAACCCAGCCGCAGCAATATCGCCGAACGAGGATACGCCGGGGCCGATGGGGTCAGCCTGCGGGCGCCTGAACAGAGACAGGATGTTGGACAGGCCCTTCTTCTGCTCGGCCAACATGCCCGAGCCAATGGGTCCGAGGCCGAAGTTGTCGTTGGCCTGATTGTCGTTGGCGTTGCTGCCCAGCATGGAGGCCGATTGCGCCGCAGCCCGTGCGCCTTCTATCGCCGCCATCAGGTCGTCAGCAGAGCCACCCGCCGCAAAGCCCTTGACGCGGCCGCCCGATGCTTTCGGCCACAGCGCCGCGACCGATAGGCCGGCACCGAGGAGCGAGGAGAACAGGTTCCCGGTCGGCTGCGTGGACGAGCCGTTACTCTCCCCCGCGGCCGTCGTGGTCTGCCCGTAATTGGACAGCGCATTCGCCGCCCCGGCCAGAGAGCCGAAATTGGAATAAGGCGTCGTCTGTTGGAATTCCCCCGCCCCCAACTGTCCCAAGAGCGTAGAAAGGTTCGCGGCGGTCTGCGAGCTACCAAGATTGGCTTGCGCGGTGCCGATGTTGGTGGCGTTCTGCTGGCCGGTCTGGGCCGCCTGCAGGGCCTGCTGATAGCCGGAATTCAACAGCCCGGCATTCGTCGCCTGGTTGACGATATCCTGCTGGCGAGCCAGTTCCCCCTGCGCAACGCCAACCCGGTTTCCGCCGAACGCGCCCTTGGCAATGGCGTTACCGATGACGCCCTGCTGCTGCTCGGCATTCTGCTCGTTCTGGCTGGCGATATTGGCCTGCATGACCTGCTGCAGGTAGGGAGACATGTAGTTCCCGACCGTGGAATAGGTCGGGGCCGCAGCCGAACTCAGCGTCGAGGCCGCCGTGGCAAAATTCGGATTGGAGGAGGAGGCCAGATTGCCAAGGCCGGTCGAGGCGCTGTTGACCACCGCATTGTTGTTGGCGGTATTGGCCATGCCGCCAAGCTGGGAAAGGAGCTGGTCATAGGCGGTGCGGACCGGTTGGGCGAGCGCGGACTGTGACGTCCCGCTCGTTGTGCCGCTCGTCGTGCTGGTGGCAGTCTTGGTGCCCATTTAGTGCTCCGACCAAGCCGTGTGACCGGCAAAGTGCTTGTTGTGGACGAAGAACGCCCCTGCCCTTTCGAGTTGGCGTTCGTAGAGCCGTTCCTTGGCCGCGGCCCGCTGGTTGGATAAAATTCCGATCATCAGGGGTATCTCGAAATAGTCCGAACAGTACTTGGCGAATTCGATCAGCCGTTTTGCATGCCCACCCTTGGTCTCCCGTGGCGGCATGACAAAATTCCACAATTCCATCAGGTGGAGGTCTTCGCTGTAGTAGGAGGACTCGATGGACAGGTAGATGCTGGATTCCGGCTCACCCTGATCCCCGATCACCCCGATGATGGCACCCTGCTTATCGAAATAGCGGTCCAGCAGGGCGTTGAGGCGCCGCTCGGACAGAGAAAACAGGCCATTCTCCTGGTGGATCATATGGCAATGGCCGATCAGGCCCTCCCGGTCTTCCGGAAGCGCCAGGCGCACGACGGGTTCGTTCAATGCTGGTCCTCTTAGCGGTGAGGCGGCGCGAGCTTGCGCATGTCCTTGATGGCCTTGGCGCGCGCCTGCAGGACAAGCTCCCGCAGCACATCGTGGCCCTTCTTCATGTCGCCGCCACCGATGCGCTGCACGACTTCGGGCGGCACGACCAATTCCCCACCCGCCGCGGCAATCGGCACCGAGCCGCCAGAAGCCCGCTGCGGAATGGGCGACATGCCCAATGCGTGCTGCCAGATGCGCATGCCCGCCATGGTATTGCCCTCGCCCATGCCGGACACGACGTCCGCAGGGATGACAAACGACTCGGCCGGGACATCGATCATGTGGGCGTCGGTGCGGCCCGGAACGTCGGACAGGATCGGCCCGACGTGGGGTTTCTTGGCCAGTTTCAGGGCGGCTGCGATGGGGTCGGTCACGTCTTCAGCTCCCGTAGTACGGCACTTTGGCGCTGGTGCCGTCAGGCAAGGTCACGACGATGAAACCGACCGGGTTGCTCGGGAGGGTGGCCGAACCTGCGCTCGCCGTCGTGGCCGTGCCCGAAGCTGCGGGGAACACGGTCTTGAGCGTGGTAATCAGCTCGCCCATGGTGCGAACGCCGTTCTGCAGCACAGAGATGATGCCGCCGTTCGATGGCGCACCGTCTCCTGAGAAAATGTTGGGCATCAGCGTTTCCCATCGGCTGTAGCGCGGAAGCCCAAGCCCCCCATGCGCCAGAAAGACCCGAGATCACTGGAACCGGCCCGGAACGCCACCTCTCGCGCCCGGAACCGCGTGGTGACGAATTCAGTGGCCGACGTCACGTTGTACGGCCCCTTGGTGCTCGCGGGCCGGTTCGGATAGTCGGTAAAATTCATGGTGATCTGCAGCGCCGCGCCGGGGGAACCGTCGAAGTAGCCGTACTTGAAATCCGGGATGATCCAGTCCACGAACAGCAAATCCTCGCCATCTGCCAGCCGGAAATAGCCGGTATCGAAATAGGAGATCATCGGCTGCCCGTCGGCGTCGGTCGAAATCTCGTGCTGGTAGACGTTCCCGGAGGCATCGGCCCCGATCGGCTGACCCAACACGGATTGATCGATCCATGCCGTCCGCTGCAGCTTGCCGAAGTCCCAGATGTACCCGAGGCTGGTGTTGACCTTGACGTAGGAATCGACTTCCCCCCTCCCACCCGATTTGGAGGGGTAGTACCAGGTCACCTCGCCAAACCCGGAATTCGGTGCGACATGGATTTTGTCGGCGTTGTCCATGTCGATGTCCTGAAACACCACGTCCCAGACAGGGCACGGAATGGAGGCCACCGAGCCGCCATTCATGGCGTAGAACTGCTTGACCCCCATCCAGTAGACCTGGGCATTGATCACACAGGCCGCATGGCGCGAGATCAGCCCGCAATTGGTCGCGAGCTTGTTGAACCCGAACACCAGGGGCGGTTCGATATAGTCCATGGACCAGACGTCGAGGTCGGTCCACAGGATGGAGAACTGCGGCCCGACAAGCCCTCCCATGATCTTCGAACCAGTGGGGAGGCGATAATTCCCTGCCTGTGTGAGGGCCGAGGCGGTCCAGTTGGTATAGTCCCCGGCATCAGACCATTGCACCAGCAGCGGGTCCTGCACTCCATCGATGGAGGAGGCCCACGCCACCGCGATCTGCGCCGGCTCGGCAACGAAGATGCCGCCGTTCTTGACCGGGGCACCTGGAACGATGGCAGCATTCTCGAAGCCGCTATCGGGCGACCAGGTGAAAATCGGACCGTTGGTCGGACACGAAAGAAGAATTTCACCCCAGTTGTCGAGCGTCCAGTTGCTGGTGGTGATCGGCGTTCCGGGCGTGGGAGTGGGAGAAATTCCCACCCCGTAAGCGCCGGAACCATAGGTCCCCGAGCCATAGGGGGCAGATGGAACCGAAGGCGACTTGGCGATGTAGTAGACGATCGCGGCATTGCCGCCGTTCATGGACTGCGTGTCGGTCGACGTTGCGGTCTGCGAGGCGTTGATGGTGAAATTGTCGCCATCGACCACCGTCTGCACAATATATGCGCCGGAGAGGGTAATCCCCCCAACCGTGGTTGCCGTATCAGTCGGGATGTTGAAGGTTTCGCCGACCGAATAGCCGTGGTCGGCGAGGTCGACGTTGACTGCGAACTCTCCACTCGTGGTGGTGAAGGCCGGAACGGCGCCCCCGTTCGCTACGGTGCCCGATGCGGCGGATGCTGCCTTGATGGTGTAGGAGGTCGAGGACAGCACGCTCTGGATGGCGTAGACGCCCTTGAGGACGATGCCGCCCACCGAAACCGGCGTCTCGAGAAAGATGGTATCGTAGACTGAGGTCGCGATCCCCGCGTCCACGATCGTGACCGTCTCCGACGTGGAGGTGGTCGAAAAATCAACCGCCGGGTCCGTCACCAGCGTGTTGGGCGTAATGTCGGTAGCCAAACCCGCGGTGATGACGTTCAGCGAGCCTTCACATCCAACCGCCAGGTGGGTATCGGCGTTGATGCCTTCCCAAGCATGCATTTCCCTGGCGGGGGAGCCGAACGCCAGGGGGTAGAATTTGGCCCAGCCCCCGAGCTTTTCCACCAGCACCCGGTCGCCGGCGCCCTTGAAGCGCACGAGTTGGGTGTTGACGATCTGGGCTTGCCCAAGGGTTTGGGTCAACTCGACGTTCACGCCGGGCTGCAGGACGACGGTCTGTAGCGGCATGTCTTACCCGCGCTGCGGCTGCGCTTGGGAAGACGTTGGGAATGCAGTCCACGAGGCCGCCCAGTAGCGCTTGCGGGCTTCTTCGGTCTCGGCGCTGTCCTTGAGGGTCTGGTACTGACTCTCCCAGTTCACGCTCATCTGCGGGTCGTTGCCAGAGGCTGAGAAGTTCCGCATGTAGCCGCTGTAAAACACCATGGAGGCGGCGAGCAGCAGGTCCGGCAGGTAGGTCGAGATGAAATTGGTCGGGTTCGAATCCGAGATCGGATCGAAGCGCGTTGTGCCGGTGATCTCGCAGAGATAGCCTGCATCCGGGCATGGGCCCAGAACCGCCGTGAACTGGTCAACCAGCGCCATTACTTCCGGCGTACCCCTGCCCGCTGCCGCGGCCGTCGGCCACAGAATATCCAGGGCTTCGCGCGACGTGGGAGTGAGGGAGATGCGCGTCCCCGTGCTGGCATCCGAGCCTGAGGGGGAAAACACGCTGATGGCGTTTGTCACCACAAAGGTCGAGGGAATGGTGATCGTCCGCGTGCCGGCAACCGTGGTGACGGAAGTGTCCTGCGCAGTGGTGTTGAGGAAATTCAGGTCCCGCTGGATGCGCAGCTCGGCATAGTCGATGCAATCCGGCAGGATGTTGAGGAAGTCCGCATCGGTCGGCGAAATCGCGGTCATGGTCGCGAGCGCCGTCACGTATGTGGAATAGGTCAACGACACGGGCGAATCCTAGGATGCGGGCAGGCGTTCGTTGGCGACGTTCTGGATCACGAGATTGATCCCACCCTGCGTGATGAGCTGATCGCCAGCCTGGGTGCAGAGGTAGTCGATCTCGTCGATGGCAAAGTATTCCGGCCGCGGGTTGCGGATCGGCAGGGGGTCCGCCGGGATGATGCGGGGCTGGAGCTGTGGCTGCGGGATGTCGAGACACTTGCGGCAGACGAGCAAGCGCAGGTTCTGGAGACGCGGCCCACTAAATTCAAATTGCCATGACAAATCAGAGTGGTTATAGCGAAAGCCGCACCTATCACATACGGCAAAAGCCTCTGGGTTGCGGACGCTGACGCGCGCATGGCCGTGGGGACGCCAGCTAATTTCATCACCTCACGAAATAGCCTTGGATGGCCGGAGCGATATAGATTGTGTCGCTCGCCTCGGTGTTTTGCTCGCGGGCTTCCATCAGCATCTTGTCGGCCTTGGCCTGCAGCTTGTCGGCGCGGTCGGGTGCATAGAGGTCGGCCAGCATGGCCCCGAGCCCATAGGCCATGGAGGGCAGCCACCAGACCGGCAGATCGAAGGTTTCGCCGTTGGGCTGGTTGGCGTCGTAGATCTGAGTGACGCGGTAATACTGGAGGATGTCCGTGCTGTTGTCCGGCACTTCCCAGAGGGTGATCGTGGGGTTCAGCAGCCGGTCGAACCAGAACGTGGTGACGGTGCCCTGCTGGTCCTTGTTGGGCTGGGCGGCATATTCGGTGCGCGAGATCGGCCAGATGAGGCGGTCGTTCTGGTCCTGCTGGCCCGCATTGGTGCGGATATAAGCGTCGAGGACAATGACGGTGGACGGATCGACGGAATAGGTCGCGGTGCCCTGCGTCAGGGCCTGCGATACGAGGTCGACCTTGAACAGGTTCGGCGTATTGTTGTCCCACTGCGCCAGCAGCAGATTGGTCGCCATGGCGCCATCGGTGAAATGCTGCTGCGTCAGCTCGGTCCGACGAATGCCGCATAGCCCAAAGGCGTACTGCGTAATCGAGCCGATCGAGGGCGTGAAGGTGGTCGTGCCGCTCGAGGTCATGCCGCGTCCTCGGTCATGTAGCGGGTCACGAGGTTTTCCATCACCGTCATCAACCCGCTGGAGACGCCGGTCATCATGAAAAACACGGGCGCGGGCTTGTCGGTATAGGAGGTGTTGTTGCGGAACATCGTCATGGTGCCGTTGACGACGCCGGTGGAGTTGACCGAGAAGTCATTGGAGGCGTCAGCCCGGATCAGCGACTTGGAAGCCGTGCCCGAGCCCGCCACGCGGGTGATGCCGAAAAAGCCCGTTGCATCGGCGTTGGCCACGGTGCTGGTGGTGGCGTCGTTCACCCGGGACGTAAACTGGTCCGAGGCGTTGCGCGGCACGATGTTGATGCTCGGGTTTGTCGTAGACGTGCTGCCCAGGATCGGCACCACGGACTGGCCCTGCTTGGTAGACCAGACGCCAGCCGCCACGGAGTTCTGGCTGATCCTCAGCCCGGCCGTGCTCGACGGATTGAACCCAAGGTCCAGATAGGCCGCCACGCCATCCGGAATAAATCCCACGCCGGCAGTGAACGCGATATTGCCCAGTGCGGCGATGGTGTGGCGCCCGGTGGCGTCGAGCAACGCCGCCTGTTCTGTGCCCAGGTTGTTGAAGTTCAGGATTTCCATGTCGGCCCAAAGCGGGCAATCGGCGAGATAGGCGATGAAGGCGTCGAGCGCCTTCTGCATGTCTATGGATGGCTGCACATCCATGGCGGCAAAATAAGTCTGGGTTTCTGCCGATGGCGCGAACGGCACCGAGAGATAGGAGCCCGAGCCATAGCCATAAGCGCGCAGGATGCGGCCATTGGAGATGCCCGAGGTAGAGGAGCCAATGTTCTCCCCGAAGGCCGCCTTGAAGTCATCTGAGCCATTGAGCACCGGGGTGATAGCAGTAAGGCCGTACATCGGCCCCGCGGCACGGACCAGACTCTCCGCGCCCCAGATGCCACCTGCATCACGTACCCGACGATACACATCTCCACCCACCACGAACGCATGGGGGGACGCCTTCGTATACCATGCCTCTACAGTGCCCCCGGAGTTCTCGAACACGGCCACCGAACTCTGCGTCTTGTCGGCTACCGCCAGCTGGATCGGATCGCCCAGCACATTGTCCACCACCGACACCACCATGATGTCGCGCTCGGTGCCGGCGCTGGGGCCGTCCATGTAGATGACGATCTTTTCTCCGCTTGAGCAGGCGACGAGGCCCGGCACCTGTCCCTCATTGCCGGGGTCGGTCTGGTCCACGATACGGTAGTAGGTGTCCATGCTGGTGAGCCCGACAGGAAACACCCCTTCGGAATGGCTCTTGTCGTAGTTCTTCAGCGTATCGTCGGCCGTGTCGTAGATGCAGTAGAACACGTCCTTGCGGTAATCGTCGGCGGCATCGGCGCGGGTGGCGCAGAAGTGGATTTCGGTGCCGTTGACCACCTGGAAATTGCCCATATACCAGCGCGAATCGGCGCCGAAGTCCACCAGGAAGGTGCCCGCGTCCCAACTCGCCACGCCGCCCGTGATGCCGGTCGATTTCACCAGGTAGCCGTGATAGTTCGAGCTCTCGAACTTCCTGAGAAACAGGTAGATCACGCCATTGATGAACACCGGATGCGGGTAGGCATAGGCGGTGCCGATGCTGGTGTTTTGCTGGAAGGTCGAGGGATCGCCGGGGGTGGCCGTGGACCAATACATCTCTGCGGCGTTATGTGCGCCACCGAACGAATGCACATAGCCATTGTCGTCGACGCAGAGCGTCGGCACGGTGTGATCGTCGCTGGTGACGCCGGTAATCGAGCCGATGTCGAAGACGTCGCCCCAGGACTTGGTGGTGTGGTCGTAGAGGCGCACGCTGTTCTTCAGCACCGAATTGGTGAAATCCCAGCGCTGGAAGCTCACCCAGGTAGCCGTGCCGATTTTCAGCAGCGCCGGATAATTGCTCAGCGCATACCACGGCTGCATGGCAACCTGTTCGGTGAAATAGGTCAGGGTCGGCGTGGACGGGGTATAGCTTGAGCCCGCAAACCTGCTGCCGAGGGCGCCTATCTGGCCAACGCCGAACATGATTAGGCAGTAATCCCTGCCACTTTATACGTGCCCCCAAGGGGGACGCCGAAATACTCGGGAACGCCAGCCGTGAGCGGCGTCAATGACGCAGTAGCCGTCGGGTCGGTGGCGAATGTCACCCAGCAATTGGTGTCGCTCTGCAGCCGTACCAGCATGGTATTGGCCTGGAAGGCGCTCGACGCCGCGCTGGTGCTGGAAATGGCCACCGCCTGATTGGTAAGTGCGGGCTCTTGTGCCGCCTGCGTCGGGCCGCTGGGGCCAAAGCCAGCGAGGGCCACCTGCGCCAACTGGCCGTATTCGGTGACATAAAGGGTCGCCATCGGGGCACTCCGCTAGAGGAAACGGGGCCCGTAGGCCCCGCTGGTCAATGATGGAAGGACTTCAGCTCTTCGGCGAACTTGGCCCGCCTGGCGAGCTTGGGATTGTCCGAATGCGCCGCTTTCTCGAGCTTCTTTTCGGGGATGTTTTCGCCCTTGGAAACGTGAAGCTCACGCCTGAGGGCCCCCGGATGTTTTATGGCCCCGGCGATAAAGTGATCACCGACGGAGCCACCTGACGCATACGCCGCGTCAGTCGTCCTCCGAAGAGCCGCCAGGTCCCGAGACCTTGGCCGCCGAGGAAAGCGGGGACTTGTCGGCCCCTACCCTGCCGCCGCTCTTGCGGCCGGGGCGGTCGAGCCGCATCTTGGACATCTTGCCCTCGGGCTTGCCCATTTCCTTCTTCTTGACGCGGCCGCCGCTCTTGCGCTCGTCGGCTTCCTTGACGACATTGGAATCGCGCCCGGCATAGACATCCTTGGGCGCTTCATCCTTATCGACCACGCCACCAGCGGCGCGACACTTTCTGCCTTTCATGGCGGGTCTCCTTACGGTTTCTGGACGTAGAGCACGGTCACATTGACCGCGCCGGCGGTGGTGGCCCCCGAGGGCGTCACCGTGGCAACCACAGCAATGTTGGTGCTGATGTTGGCCATGTTGGTAACCTGGGTGGCCGAATAGGAGGGCGATGCGCGCCCACCCGTCTTGGCGTTGACGCTGCCGACGTATTCCGTGCCGGCAGCGGTCTGGCCGATGGTCAAGGTCGCCGAGACCGCGCTGTCGAAGGCGGTGGTCACGTCGATCTTGAAGTCCACGATCTGGCTGTTCTGGGGAAGATAGAGCGTGGTGGAGACAGCGGTGGTGCTGTTCTGGGTAATGGTCCCAACCTGCGACATCACGCAGAGACCGAGGTCCGAATGGTTCGTACCATCGTTCTGCTGCGTGAAGGTCGCGACGGGACCGCTGAAGGCGGTCTGGCTCATGAGATCGCCCCCTTACATGCTCGGGGTCGAGCCATAGAGGCAGCGCGGGTCGTTATACGAGAAGCTATACCTCTCGTAGCCCTTCACCAGGAGGTTGTCGGTGGTGAAGTCGACCTGCATGTCCATCTCGAAAGCAATGCGCTTCAGATAGAGCAGTCCCCGGATGTTGGTCTTGAGGAACCAGGCGAAGCTGCTGGTCAGGAACTCGGAGACCAGATACCCGTCTGGCAGGCCGCCAGAGGTCGACAGGATGGCATTGACATCGTTGTCGGCAGTACCGGGGCGCAGCTCCGTCTTGGTGAGGCGGATAGCGACCGGCTCCAAGGCGTTCGGCACGATGAGCTGGCGCGCACGGGCGAAGGTCTTCAGGCCGGCGAGGTCGACGAACGTCACCGGAATCGTGGTCATCGCATTGAGCAACGATGCCTCGTTCAGGTCGACATCGACCGAGGGCTTGTTGGCGAAGGTGCCGCCGTCGATCGGGTGGTCAGTTGCCAGCAGGGCCTTGCCATCACCGCCGACCGCATTGTTATAGGTGGTCGCAGTGTTGAAGACGTTCCAGCCGTAGATTTCCTTGGTCTGGGCAAAGGACTGCATCAGGCCGAGGTTGGAGGGCTGAAACTGGGACTTGTAGAGGTTGTCGTCGATGGACTTGCGCGTAATCGCGTAGCCAAGGGCGATCTCGTTGTGCTCCTGGTTCCAGACGTAGCGCTCGCCGGCATTGTTGTCGAACGAGGTCTGTCCGCCCTCCTGCTTCAGCTGGGCGAGGCCGAGGAAGCGCATCTGGGCGGTGCGTTCGAGGGCCATGTTCGAATCGGCCTTGTCGAACACCTTGTCCCAGCGCGTCGGAATCTGGTCATACTTGCCAGTG